CTGATGCTAGTGATACTGCTACTATTAGTTTTACAGGTTTTGATTCCTCTAAGTATGACAGTTATTTATTTACATTTTTAAACGTAGTTTCTGCGACAGATGCAAAGTCATTGCTTTTACTGACGAGTACTGATGGTGGCTCTAATTATGATACTGGTTCTAGTGACTATGTTGTTCAATACTTCGGCTACCGTGCTGGTGCAGCGTTTCAAGGATTTGACGCAACAAGTGCAAACATAAATGTCAGTGCTAGTCAAGGAACTGCATCAGGAGAAGAAGGTGGTTGCAGTGGGCATATGTTTATCTACAGCCCACATATAGCGTTACCAACAAGAGTGGCAGGTCAATCATTCTTTTTTCACAGCAATGGAGACATTGTTAATCTTGTTACTGGTGGGCAGCGAACCTCTAGCGCAGATGTAGATGCAGTTAGATTTCTGTACAATTCTGGCAACATAGCATCAGGAACAATTAATATGTACGGAATAGTAAACTCATAGGAGAATAAAATGCCACGATACCACAACGTTAATGGCAACATGGTGCAGTTTACTGCTGATGAAGAAACTGCACGGGATGCGGAAGAGGCGGCATGGGCTGCGGGGGCAGATACTCGCGCGGCGGCGTCTGTGCGCGAAGAACGTGATAAGAGACTAGCAGAATGTGATTGGATGGCTAATTCTGACGTAACAATGGCAAGCGCGTGGACAACGTACAGACAGGGGTTGCGTGATGTACCAGCACAGTCTGGGTTTCCAAACAGCGTCACATGGCCCACTAAGCCTACTTAGGAGATTATAAGATGGCAGGATATATCGGCAGCAAAGGCTCTGGAATTATCTCAGGCATTGGCGCGTCTATCGCGGACCTCAACCTGACGGATAAGGCTTCAGCCAACGGCACTACAGAAGCCAATAAAGTTCTTACTGCTGACGGTAATAAGGACGTTACTGCGATCCGCAACTTGACTGCTACGGGGGATGCCACTGTTGGTGGTGCGATAACAGCCACAGGCACTGTTACACGCGCCCTAACGCGAGGTTCTATTGATGTTGGCAATAGTTCTGGTGTGTCATCTGCTTTAGCTAAAGGCGCTGCGGGAACAGTCCTAACATCTGATGGAACTGATTTATCGTTTGTGGCAGCAAGCGGCGGTGGTGAACAGACATTTACTGCTACAGGCGCAGTGTCCAACGGGGATATTGTTGGTCTTAATTTTGATGGTACAATCAGTGTCATGTCACAGAAAGCGGGTTCTCCTACGGACGCTAGTTCTGCGGATGTTGATAGCTCCCGCGCAACAGATATTGCGTATGATAGCACTAACAACAAAGTGTTATATGTATATAACACCGCAGACTTCTACATGTATGCGGTAGTTGGAACGGTTAGTGGCAATAGCATTAGTTTTGGAACTCCCGTGCAAATGCTTGGCACAGGAGCGCAGTCTCCTACAGTTTGTTTTGATAGCAATGCTGGTAAATTTGCAATTATGTTTCGGGATTATACAGCTAGTGGAATAGGTGCAATAGTTGCAACGATCAGTGGCACATCAGTGTCTTTTGGATCAAAGGCAACGGTTGATTCGGAGCCTGCTGCTGTTGGCGCAGGAAGAGCTATATTTGATCCAGACCAAAATGCAATAATATATATGAGGATAGGAACAAGCAATCATGGACGTATTAGTGCAGGGTCTATAAGTGGAACGTCAATATCTTGGGGGTCTACTGTTGAGTACAGCACGGATTATGTGGAAAACAATTTAAGTTTTGATCTGACTTATGACACTTCAGCTAATAAAACAATTCTAGTTTATAAGAGGTTAATTAACAACACTAGCGGAGATATATACTATAGAACTGTTACGACTAGCGGCACCAGCATAAGCCTTGGTACTCAAAGAGTGCTTTATGTCAGCACCAGTACATATGCAGAGCCAAGGTGTGTTTACAGTCCAGCAGCCAATAAAACTTTCTTTGCTTACGCTCAGGGGTCTAGCCTTGAAACAGTAGTTGGGACTTTATCTGGTGACACGTTTAGCTTTGGAACAACAAAGAGTAATATTTCTGGAACTCCTGTTAGTGGCAGTGTTTACCACAGACTTTACAACTACAACCCAGATACAGAGGAAATTATAGAAAGCAGCATATATTATTATGGCACTGCTCAAACAGCTAATTATAAAATAGTTGGTACAGACAATTATGCTCAAACATATATTAATATTGTTGAGGGTTTAGGTACAACGGCGGCGGACCATTTAGGGACTTGTTATGACACAGGTTCAAATAAAATGGTTATTTCTTTTAGAGATGATGCTAAAAGTGACAAGCCTCAAGCGCTTGTTTATGACCCCGCAATACCGACGAATTGGGCGGGTCTTGCTGCTGAAGCAATCTCCAATGGTGCAAGCGGAAAAGTCACCATAATTGGGGGAATTAACACTGCACAATCTGGTTTAGTCTCAGGAGTTCCTTATAAGGTTACTTCAACATCCAGCAGTTTAAGTGAAGGTACTGGGACTATAGTTGGCACCGCACTTTCCGCATCATCTATTTATCTTACAAAGGCAGCAATCTAATGAGTACAGCAGCAGAAGCTCGTACAAAACGAGATAATCTTTTGGTAGAAAGTGACGCCTATGCACTGGCTGATCGAATTACAAAAGAGTGGACGGACTATCGACAAGCCTTGCGTGATGTTCCTACACAACATGGATTTCCCGCGAATATTACATGGCCCCCAAAGCCTGTTTAGGAGTAAGATATGACCAAAGCCAGAGATTTAGCAGGGTTTTCGACGGGTTCGATTACCAACACCACGGCTGACGGCCTTATCCTAAAGGGCGATGGTAGCAGCACAGACGTTGTAATTAAAAACGGCGCTGACGCTACGGTGGCATCAGTCGCAGATGGTACAGTGAACATTGCGGCTGCGGGTTCTATAACAGCTACAGGCGCGTCTGTGGGCGCGTTGGCTAGGGGTGCTATACAAGTAGGCAACTCGTCAGGTGTGGCTGCAGCGTTGGCTAAAGGTACGTCAGGCTATGTTTTAACCGCAGGTGCTAACGACCTATCTTGGGCTGAAGCTGGTGGAGGCGCTACGGAACACATATCCACACAAACTGCTTCCTCTGGTGCAGCATATATTACATTCACTAATTATCTTTCTTCCAGCTATAGTAATTATATTTTGAGCTTTGATTTATTAAAAAATAACGGGGCAAACGGAAATTATCAAACAATTGTTCAAGTGAGCGCAGACGGAGGGTCTAACTGGCTTACCGCTACTAGCTCCTATACAGCTCCAGACGCTGACGCATATTACGGATTAAGAGTTGATGGCGGAACTGCTGCTGAGGGCGGGGGGGCCAATAGTCAGGGTGTAAGTGGGTTTGTTTATCTTTATGCTCTAGGAGCCGCCGCAAATACAGCGTCATTTACCCTAGTAGTTACACCTCAGTACAACTCCTCATACGGAAGGATGGGTTACTCATCAGGTACCTTGCAAGCACGTACTATATCATCAGCATCTGCACATAATGCTATACGCATAGCTGTCAACGGTTCCAGCGGAACATCAACTTTTATAAGCGGCAAGGTTTCTCTGCTTGGCGTTAAAAATTCTTAGGAGGGAACTTAGATGGAATTATTTCACATTATAGACGGAACAAAAGTTCTTTTCACTGCTGAAGAGGAAGCAGAATGGAACGCTGTAAATGCAGCCGCTGCTGCAAATGCGGGTAATGTTGCTGCAGCTTCTGTGCGTCAGGAGCGTGATGCACTACTAGCTACTTCCGATTGGTGGGCCTCATCTGACCGCACTATGACCGCAGAACAAACAGCATACCGTCAGGCTTTACGGGATATACCACAACAATCAGGGTTTCCCACAAATGTAAATTGGCCTGTTGAGCCTAGCTAATGCCAGATACCGTGTAGCCAGATGGTATTAAATATTGTAAAGTGCCTGAAAGAACTGGCTAAATCGAAGGTGTTCTATGGCGTTAAGCAAGCTAAAATTTAGGTCAGGAGTCAATAAAGAAACTACATCTTACAGCAATGAAGGTGGTTGGTTCGATGGTGATAAAGTGCGTTTTCGCGCTGGTTTTCCAGAAAAAATTGGTGGTTGGGCAAAAAGGTCAAACGAAGCGTTTATAGGAACGTGTAGGTCTTTGCATTCTTGGGTCGCACTTGATGGCACTAAATTATTAGGCATAGGAACTAATAGAAAATTTTACATAAATAACGGTGAAACATTCTATGACATTACACCCATAGACAGAACAGATACGCTTACAAACCCATTTACTGCTAGAAGCACAACGCTTCACAACACGCAAGTTTTGCCAACTGATACAGTTATTCGTCTTACAAATAACTCAGCAGCAACAGCATTTGCGCCTTCTGGCAGAATTAAAATAGGTTCCGAAGTTATAACCTATACAGGAACGTCCGCAGACACTCTTACAGGCTGCTCTAGGGGGCAAGATGGAACCACAGCAGCAACGCATGCGGGTAACGCATCTGTTTCTAGCTGTACGTTTAAAGTCACAGATGCAGACCACTTGGCTTCACCCGGCGATTTTGTAATATTTTCCAACGCAACTTCTTTAGGCGGCAATATTGTAGCCAATGTTTTAAATCAAGAATATGAAATAACAGCGGTTATAGATGGCAGTAACTACCAAGTTGAGGCCAGAACAGTATCTACAATACAATCTATTACTGTTTCTGGCGGCTTAAACCCTACAAACGTTTATTCTACGTCCTCAGATACAAACGGCGGTGGAACTGTAACCGCAACATATCTTTTAACTGCTGGTCTGGACACTTCTGTATTTGGCACTGGCTGGGGAGCGGGTAGTTGGAGTCGCGGAACTTGGGACTCATCTGCTAGTATTAGTGCTGCGGGGCAGGCGTTGGGAAGTTGGACGCAAGACAACTTTGGTCAAAGTCTTCTTATAAACGCACATAACGGAAATATTTATTATTGGGATTACACCTCTGGCTTTACATCAAGGGCGGTTCCTTTATCCAGCTTGGCAGGCACAGATGGCTTCGCGCCAACTGTAGCAAAGCAAGTTATGGTTTCAGATCAAGCTGCGCACACAATAGTATTCGGCTGTGATCCAGAAACCAGTATTGGAACTCAAGACCCAATGTTGATTAGATTTAGCTCTGTTGTGAACAGTAGGGCTGAAAGTCTAATTGTTTGGAAAACAGAAGAAACAAACTCTGCGGGAGATTTAGTGCTAGGTTCTGGCTCTGAAATAGTAACTGCCGTTGAAACAAAACAACAGATTATTGTTTTAACAGATACGTCTGTTTATTCTCTGCAATTTTTAGGACCGCCACTTACTTATGGCGTAAACATGGTTTCAAACAATATTACTGTTGCTGGTTCTTTCTCGACTGTCAGCATTGAAGATTCAGTGTTTTGGATGGGGCTATCAGAGTTTTATGTTTATGATGGTGGGGTTAAAGTAATACCATGTTCTGTTAAAGATTACGTGTTTAATGATTTTAATGATTCTCAACGTGAAAAGGTTTGTGCAGGATCAAATACTGCCTTTACAGAAGTTTGGTGGTTTTATCCTTCATCGACAAGTTCAGATAACGACAGATATGTTGTGTATAATTATGGTCAAAATATTTGGTATTTTGGCAATCTAAGCCGAACATTTTGGCAGGATAGAGGTATTGATTCTAACCCAACAGCCGCTGGCGGTGACAACTACCTTTATACACATGAGTTCGGGTTTGATGATGGAAGCACTAATCCTGTTAGCCCAATTGTTGCACATATTGAAAGCAGCCAAATGACTATAGGTGAGGGCGACAAGTTTGTCTTTATCAGCAAGATAATACCAGATTTAACTTTTAGAAACTCTAGTGAAGCTACGCCAACAGCCGTTATGACAGTACAGGCTAGGAATTTTCCCGGCGGTCCCTATTTGCAATCTAACAGCAAGGACGTAACCAAAGAAGTTTCTACAACTGTGGAAGAGTTTACAGATCAGCTTTACGTTAGGATACGCGGACGAAGTTTTGCGTTTAAAATACAATCTTCAAATTTAGGTGAAACATGGAGATTAGGAACGCCGCGTGTTGAAATAAGACCAGATGGCAGAAGATAAATGTCAAGAAATTTAGTTAAACCTTTCTTTGGAAAACCGCCGCCTGAATATTCTATAGCTTATATGGATAGCTTGGTGCGTTCATTCGCTCTGTATATTCAGCAAATGCAAAACCCCGGCGATGGCAGGAATACTACACAAGTTTTTACAAACTTGCCGAACAATGATTCGGGTTTGGAGAATGGCACTGTTTTTGTTGTAGATGGTGTTTTAAGGGTTCCTGTTGCTCATCAGCCTTATGCTGCTGGTGTATTGGGAACGGGGCAAGTTGGTACGGTAACGGTGACAGCATGACAGATGAACGAACATTACAATCTGCACATAGCAGAATAGACAAGTTGGAAAAAGATATGGTTGCGCTGCAAACAGAAGTCAGAATCCAGTTTAAAGAATTATTCGTTCGGGTTAAGAGACTTGAAACAACGCTAATGGCAGCGTCAGGCGCTATCATGTTAATGCTTGTGACCATACTTATAAAAATGGGTTAGGAGCTTTGTTTTGCAATGATAGACCCGATCACAGCATTTGCCACAGCTAACGCCGCCTTTAAGGGCGTTAAAATGTTGGTTGGCGCGGGTCGTGAAATGCAGGACGTTAGCAAGCAGTTAGGAATGTGGTATGGTGCAGTCGCAGATATTACACGCGCTGAGTCTCAACGTAAAAACCCCACTTGGCTGGACAAAAAAACACATGGCACTGAAAACATAGAAAAGGAAGCAATGGACATTATTGTCCGCAAGAAAACATTAATTGAAAAAGAAAAAGAAATTAAATTCATGCTAGATTATCGTTTTGGATTAGGCACTTACGACGAAATGCTAGGTATGCGTAGGCAAATACGAAAAGAACGGGAAGAAACCATATATGCAGCTATGGAAGCTAAACGCCAACTGGCAAATAATGCAGCCATAGCTGGACTGTCTCTAGGCATAATTAGTGTTCTTGGTGGCGGCATGTATTTAATTGTCCTAGCCACCCAGTAATGGATAGCTGGGTTCTATATTTTCTTATTGTTTTTATAAACGGCGATTCATTTGTGTTGGAAAACAATCAACGCTTTGAAACAAAAGGCGAATGTTTGATTGAAGGTATGCAAAAAGGGAGTTCTATTGTAGAAAACATAATAATAATGTCAGGAATACCCGCTTCAGGGCAATTCACTTGTAGTAGGGTTGGGGTAGATACATGATGTTAATTGC